CCGCCGCGCAAGGGGTGGGGGGAGTTGTTCGCGGGGTTCGCCGCGTTCCGCGAGCAGCATCCCGAGGCGGTCATGCACGTGCATTCGATGCCGGCGACGCCGGACCCCTACACCCTGGACATGCGCCCGCTGATCGCCGACCTGGGGATCGGCGGGTCGGTGATGTTCTCCGACGACTACGGCCAGGCGGCGGGCCTGTTCTCGTCTCAGTACGTGGCGCGGCTGATCGGCTGCGCGGACGTGCTGGCCAACCCTAGCTGGGGGGAGGGGTTCGGGCTGGCGGCCATCCAGGCCCAAAGCTGCGGGGTGCCGGTGATCGTCGGCGACAACTCCGCCCAGCCGGAGTTGTGCGGCGCCGGGTGGCGGGTGCAGTGCCAGCGGTACTGGTACCCCCGCGATGAGGCGTGGTGGGCGTGCCCGTCGATCCCCGGCATCACCGCCGCGCTGGACAAGGCGTGGAAGTGCGCGCGGCAGCCCGGCCAGCGGGACAAGGTGGCGCGGCGGGCGCGGACGTTCGCCGAGGGCTATGACGCCGACCTGGTGATGAACACCTACTGGAAACCCGTGCTGGAGATGCTGGAGCAGATGACCGGCGCGGTGCGGGTGCGGGCGCCGGGCAACGGCGCGAGCGTGCCGCTGCCGACGGTGGAGGCGGACGGGCTGCGGTGGCTGGCGCGCGGCCCGCACACCGACGACTGGATCTCGGTCGGGCATGAGGACGCGCTCGCCCCGGTGCTGGACGCGCTGCTGCCGGCGGGCGGGGTGCTGGTGGACGTGGGCGCGCACGTGGGCCGGTGGGCGCTGCGGCTGGCCGCCAAGGCGGCCCGCGTGGTCGCGGTGGAGGCGAACCCGGACACGGCGGCGGCGCTGCGCTACCACCTGGCCCTGAACCAGATCACGAACGTGGCGGTGGTGGAGGCGGCTGCGTGGGACGTGCCGGCCCGGCTGGTGCTCGCCGACCACAACCGGCGCGTCACGGGCGGGTCGACCCGGACGCTCGAACGCGGCGAGACGGACGGCGGGGTGGAGGTGGAGGCGCTGCCGCTGGACGCGGTGCTCGCCGAGGAGCCGCGCATCGACCTGGTCAAGCTGGACGTGGAGGGCGCGGACCTGCAAGCGCTGTGGGGGATGCGCGGCACGCTGGAGCGGCTGCGCCCGGTGCTGTTCATCGAAGATCACTCGATTTACGGCTACTACGCGCACGCCGACCTGGTGGGGCTGCTGGACAAGCTGGGCTATGACGGTGAGCCGTTCACCGCGCACCTGGCCGGGGGGAGCACCGCGCCGTACGTGATCGCCCGCCCGCACCGCGAGGACGGCCCGTGACGGCGTGGTGGGGCGACGACGGGCTGCTCACCGCGCCGGTAGCTGAGGCGATGCGGCGCGGCGCCAGCCAGGACGCGTGGGAACTGGAGCAGGCGCTCGGCCTGATCGCCTTGCTGGCGCCGCGCACGCTGGTGGAGATCGGCTGCGACCGGGGCGGCGCGCTGTACGCGTGGCGGAGCGTGGCTGAGGTGGTGATCGGTATCACGCTGGCCGATAACTCGTACGAGACGGGCGGGTCGGGGCTGGCGCTGGACCCGCCGCCGGGCTCGCGCCTGATCGTCGGCGACAGCCACGCCCCGGCGACCCGCGCGCTCTTGCTGGATGCGCTGGTGTGCGCGGAGAACCCGGCGGTTGCGCACGCGGTCGATGTGCTGGTGATCGACGGCGACCACACCGAGGCGGGGGTGCTCGCCGATCTGGTGATGTACGGGGCGCTGGTGCGCCCGGACGGGCTGATCTTGCTGCACGACATCACCAGCACCAACGACCCGCGCGCCGAGGTGCACAAGCTGTGGCCGCATCTGGCGCCCCGGTTTGAGACGGCGGAGATCCGCAACCCCGACGGCGGGTTCGGATGGGGCGTGATCCACGTCCGCGACGGTGACCGATTCGAGGAGGCCGACGGTGGCTGATGAGCAGGCGCCCAGCTTGGAGTATGGGCCGAACCCGGCGGTGTCCGCCCAGGCGGGCCTTGACCAGCGCGGCGGCCCGCAGTTCTCACAGCACGACTACGACCCGGCGGGGTTCTCCCCGCACAGCGACGGCACTACGCCGCCCAAGGCGAAGGCCAAGGCCAAGGCCAAGGCTGAGGACGAGGCACCGGCCAGGCAGCCGGCGCCGCCGCCGAGCCCCACGCCGGCTGAGGACAAGACGGCGCCCGCCAAAGAGCCCGAGCCGGCGCCGCCGCCGAGCAAGACCGCGCCGGGCAAGACGCCGCCACCGGAGCCGCATCACCGCAGTTCGGGCGGCCGGGCGGGGCACCGGCCGTGACCGCGTACCTGCTGGAGGCATACCAGGAGTGGGCGTGCCCCAACTGCGGCCTGTCTGAGCGGGTGAAACCGCCGGTTCCGCCGAACGGCGCCCGGTTCCACACCTGCCCGCGCCTGCACTACCTGACCGCGCCGATGGTGCTCGCCGGCTCGGACTGCAAGGTGACGGCCGTGGAACGCGGCGACTACCTCAATGGGGCCGAGCAGCGCACCGGGGACGACGGCCGGCCGTACATGGCGGTGGTGACCGAGCGGGCGGACGGGAGCAACGACGCGGCCGTGTTCGCTGAGGTCGCGGTGGCCCACCTTGGAGGCATCCGGTGAGCGAGCCAGAGAACGAGCCCCCGGCGGTGTACGTGCACGCCGAGCCGGCAGCCGCAGCGGGCGGCTCCGGGCCACAGCAGGAGCCCGCCGAGGGCGGGGATGAGGAGAACGGCGATGCCCTGGACTGACAGCACCCCGACCAGCCGCATCTTCACGCAGGCGCTGCTGAACCCGCTGCTGGGCCGGGCCTGGTCTACCGCCGCGCCCACGACCTACGCCAACCTGTCGGCGGACGACGTGCGGGCGGCGCTGTTCAACAACTCGGTGAGCCCCGACGCGAGCGCGGCGGTGGCAAACACCGGGTTCAACACCGGCACGTGGCTGACCGCCAACCAGGTCACCGACGCGACGAACTGGACTTCGCCGGGGCGGGCGCTGGGCACCAAGACATTCAGCGTGAGCGCGGCCGGGGCGCAGACCACCCCGTCCACCGTGTCCTTCGGCGCGGCGAACACCGCCGGCGGCGGCAACGTGACGATCGCCAACGCGTACGGCGCCCTGGTGCACGACAACACGATCACCGCCGGGACGGTGGCCGCGCAGGGCATGTGCTTCAACTACTTCGGCGGCAGCCAGGGCGTCACGGGCGGCACGTTCACGATCGTGTGGGACGCCACCGGGGTGCTCAAGGTCACCAACTGAGGTGATGCCCCGGTGGCCACCACCCTGACGAACTCGCTGGAAGGCGTCACCCCCTCGGGCACGACGCTGACCGCCGGGGCGGGCGGCAACACCGGCACCGCGCCGGACAGCTTTTTCGACACGGTCAACATCGGGACCGGCGCGACGAACGCCTCCGACTCGGCGCAGGCGGCGCACGGCTCGCTGTCGCTGAAGATCGCTACCGGCGCGACGGCGGCGACCTCCTATGTGGCGTGGGCCGCGTCGTTCCCCACCGTGACGATCGCCTGGTACCGGCTGTACATGTTCCTGGCCGCGTACCCGACGGCCGGCAACCCCCGGTTCATCGGCGCGCAGAACAGCACCGCCGCGATCATCGGCTCGGTGCGGCTGAACAACAACACCGGCACGATCAGCGTGCAGAACTCGGCCAACGCGGTGATCGCCGGCATGACCACCACCAACGCGGTGCCGCTGAACGCGTGGTGCCGGATCGAGGGCTACTTCAACGCCACGGCCGGGGTCGCTGAGATCAACCTGTTCCTGGCGCCGGACTCGGCGACCGCCACCGAGACGCTGACCTCGGCGGGCGGGCAGTCCCTCGGCGCGAACGTCGCGCAGTTCCGGTTCGGCCAGTCCGGCGGCGCGACCGCGAACTACGGGCCGCACTGGTACGACGATCTCGGCATCTCCGACACGGCCTACCTCGGCCCGGCGGTGCCGGCGGGGGGGCTGCTGCCGCAGCAGATCAGCATTCGCCGGCCGGCGGTGCCGGCCGGGCGGGCGGCGCACGCCGCTGTCTACGGGAGGTGACATGGCCGCGCTGGGGAATGATCAGTGCCGCAAGGTGTTCGAGGACACCGGGCCGCGCAAGTGGGCGCTGTTCGGCCTGTACAACGTCACCTCCGGCGACACGATCGACATGGCCGCGCTGACGTTTTTCACCAAGGTGAATCAGGCGATGGTG